CAAGCCGATCACCCTGACGCCCGAAGACGCACAGCTCATCGAGCAGCTCCGGTACACGGCCGAAGTCGTCTGCTCGTGCTTCCACGTTCCGCCGTTCAAGGTGGGTGTCGGCCAGATGCCGACCTACCAGAATGCGGAAATCCTCAACCAAATCTACTACAGCGACTGCCTGCAGAGCCTCATCGAGCAGATGGAGGCCTGCCTCGACGAAGGCCTCGGCCTGAACTCGGCGAAGGACGGCAAGCGGATGGGCGTCGAGCTCGACCTTGACCAGCTGCTGCGCATGGACAGCGCGACCATGGTCAAGACGCTGGGCGAGGGCGTCGGCGCAGGAATCTTCGCCCCGAACGAGGCGCGGCAACGGTTGGACCTGAAGCCGGTGACCGGTGGCAACAGCCCGCTGCTGCAGCAGCAGAATTTCTCGCTTGCCGCGTTGGCGCGACGTGATTCAAGCGACGATCCGTTCGGCAAGGCCACCGCTCCGAAGCCGGCCGCGACGGCCGCCGAGGTCGATGAGGCCGAGGAGGAGCGATCAATCACGGCAGCCGTCGACAGAAAGCTCGAGCAACGCAGGAAGGCCGCATGAGACCTGAATACCTGGCTGACCTGATCGACCGGTTCTACGACGCCGCGAGTGCGCCGCTGGTGGCGCGAATGGTGGCCGTCGAGCGATGCCTGCAGGCTATCGAGGACCGGCCCGCTCCGAAGGACGGCACCAGCGTCACCCTCGCCGATGTCGAGCCGATGCTGCGTCAGATGGTCGACGCGCTCCCGCCGGCGGAACCCGGCAAGTCGGTCACGCTCGAGGACGTCCGCCCGATCATCGATGAGTTTCTGCGCAGCCTGCCGGTCCCGAAAGATGGCACCAGCGTCACCCTCGCCGATGTCGAGCCGATGCTGCGGGGAATGGTGGCGGCACTGCCGGTCCCGAAGGACGGCACAAGCGTCACGATCGACGAGGTCCTCGAGGTGTTGGAGCCCCGCGTCGAAGCCGCGATCGCCAAGGCCGTGCTCGACGTGGAGCGCCGCGCCCAGGGCGTGCTCGAGCGTGCCGTCGAGCGGATGCCGAAACCGAAGGACGGCGTCGATGGCAAGGACGGATTCAGTCTCGACGACCTGCAGATCGAGGACGACGGCGAGGGTACGGTCACGCTGCGCTTCGTGCGGGGCGACCTCGTGCGCGAGCGGACGTTCCGGGTGCCGGGCTTCTTCGATCGTGGTGTCTTCCGAGAGGGCGAGGCCTACCGCAAGGGCGACGGCGTCTCCTTCGGCGGCTCGATCTGGCTCGCGCAGAAGGATGCGCCCGAGGGCAAGCCCGGCACCTCGCCGGATTGGCGCCTGGCGGTGAAGAAGGGCCGCGACGGCCGGGACAGTGAGAAATGACCCCGTCCCTCGTCACGCTCGAGCAGGCCAAGGAACAGTGCGAGGTCATCGGGACCGATCACAACACCAGGCTTGCCCGGTTCATTCGTGCGGCGTCGTCCGCCGTCCTGAATTACCTCGGCGACGGCGCCGATACGTTCCTCGACAGCAGCGGGTGGGTCGACCCAGAGCCGGACCCGAGCGGGATCTCCATCGTGCCGGCCGAGGTTCAGCAGGCGACGCTGCTGCTCGTCGAGGAGTTCTTCGCACACCGCGGCAGTGACGGCGGATTGGGCGCACGGTGGGAGCGCGGCTACCTGCCGCCGCCGGTGATCGCGCTGCTCTACCCGCTCCGAGATCCCGCGCTGGCATGAGTTGGAGCGTTCCGACCATCTGGCCCTGCCAGACGGCGGTCATCTTTGCGAGTGGTCCGAGCCTCACCCGCGAGCAATGCGAGACCGTTCGTGGCCGCGCCCGGACGATCGCGGTCAGCAATCAGGGCATCGACAACGATGTGAACGGCAAGACGGTGCCGGCCTTCGCGCCGTGGGCCGACGTGCTCTACGCCGCGGACGCGAAATGGTGGAAGTTCCACGGCGAACGCGCCCTGAAGTTCCCGGGCCTCAAGGTGTCGATCCGGCCGGACGCCGGGTTCCCCGAGGTCCACATGCTGCAGCAGTCCGACCGCCGGCCGTTCGATGAGCGGCCGACGCACCTGGTGACCGGCAGCAACTCGGGATACCAGGCGCTCCATCTCGCGGTGCACTTCGGCGCGCCCCGGATCGTGCTGCTCGGCTACGACATGCAGGACACGGGCCGCAAGCGGCACTGGTTCGGCAACCACCCGGGCCACCTGAACTGCCGCAACAACTACCCGGCCTGGCTGAAGCGATTCGGCGAGCTCGCGCCGGTGCTCGCGGCGAAGGGCATCGAGGTCATCAACTGCACGCCGACCACGGCGCTGCGCTGTTTTCGACTCGCGAAACTGTCCGAGGTGTTCCCGTGATCGAAGCTGGAAAGCTCCGCCACCGTGTCGACATCGAACGGCGCGCCGACGTCCAGGACGCGACGACGGGCGAAGTGACCCCGGCGTGGACGACGGTCGTCTCTGGCGTGCCGGCGGCGATCGAAGACGTGAGCGTGCGCGAGTTCATCGCCGGCCAGGCGCTGCAGTCTCAGGTGACGACCCGCATCGTGATCCGCTACCGATCAGGACTGGACGCCTCGATGCGGATCAAGCACGGGGACCGGATCTACAACCCGCAGGGGTTCCTCGCGGACAAGGACTCGGGCCGCGAGTACCTGACGATCCCCTGCAGCGAAGGCGTGAACGAGGGCTGATATGGCCATCTCGGCACTGCAACTGCTGCGGGCCCGCGGCCGCTCCATGAGTGGGCCGGGCGGCTTCGATGTCGACGTGAAGATCACCGTCTCGCCGACCCTGCTCAACCGCCTCTCGACGCTGCCGGACAAGCTGCAGAAGAAGGGGGCGGTGCGAGCTGCCCGAAAGGCGATGCGGGTCGCGTTGAACTCGGCCAAGGCGGCCGCGCGCGGCCTCGACGACCCGGAGAGCGCGGAGAAGATCTGGCGCAACCTCGCGATCCAGAACTCACCGAAACAGGGTCGCCGCGAGGGCGGGGTCGTGATGCGGCTCGGCGTCCGCGGTGGTGCGAAGAGGTACGCCGACACCCGCGAGAACCGCCGCAAGGGCCGCGTCGGCGGGACCTACAAAACGCTCGGCAGCAAGGGCAACCCGGGCGGGGATACCTGGTACTGGCGCTTCCTCGAGCTCGGCACGGAGCGGATGACGGAGCGCGAGTTCCTGCAGCCGGCGCTCAAGGAGAACGCAGTGATGATCGAAGGGTTGCTCGCGGAGTACCTCGAGCGCGAGATCGAGCTGCTGACCCCGAAATGACGCCGCCCATCTTCGCTATCTGCGCCGGCGACTCGACGGTCAGCGGCCTGCTCGACGACGGGTCGGTGCTGCGGCTGTACCCCTTCGGCGAGGCGCCGCAGAAGGACCGACTGCCCTATGCAGTCTGGGCGACTGCCGACGGTACGCCCGAGAACTACATAGGCCAGGTGCCAGACGTTGACCTGGTGACGCTGCACCTCTACGTGTATGGCCGCACTGCGGACAGCGCGCGTGAGGTCCGCGATGCACTTGTGGCGGCGATAGAGCCGCACGCGCACGTCGTCTCGTGGGACGGCGAGCGTCGCGACACGGAGACCCGAGCCTACCGAATCTCGTTCACGGTCGATTGGATCGTGAATCGCTGACTCCACCGACCACTGACCACTGCGACGAGAGGTAATTTCGATGGCGATCAAGACCCAGGGCACCCAGCTCTATTTCATCGACCCGGACGGCGACCAGATCACCGTGGTCGGCTGCGTCACCGGGATCTCCGGTCTCACGGCCGCCCGCGACCAGATCGAGACGACCTGCCTAGACTCTGCGGCCCGCACCTACGAGGCCGGCATGGCCACGCCTGGCGCCGCGCAGTTCACCATTAACTTCGACACGTCGGACGCGAGCCACGTCCGCCTGCACGAGCTCTACCGGGCCGGCACGACGCTCAACTGGGCGATCGGCTGGTCTGACGGAATCGCGGCGCCCTCCGGCGCGTCCGGCGGAGCGTGGAACCTGCCGACCAGCCGGTCGTGGATCGAGTTCGAGGGCTACATCTCGGACCTGCCGTTCGACTTCGCGCTGAACACGGTCGTCTCCTCGAACATCTCGATCCAGGTGTCGGACTTCCCGATCCTGCACGAGAAGGTCTAACCAGAGATCCGCATGGACCTGAAAACACTGAGGGAGAAGGGCGGGATCGTGCCGTCCGTGCCGGTAAAGCACGAGGTGACCTGGACGCACGCGGCCGAAGACGGCAGCGAGCTCGCGGACACGTTCACCGTCTTCATCCGGCGGCTCTCCTGCGGCGTCATCGATCGGATTCGCGCCGCGGCGCGCACGGCCGTGAAGGACGGCGACACCGCACTGAGCGAGCGAGCGCTGATCATCAGCGAGGCCGTGCTACTCGGTGAGGACGGGTCGGAGCGACTCTCCTACGAAGACGCCGATGCCCTCGAACCGTCGCTCGCCGAGGCGTTGACTGCAGCGGTCAATGCGGTCAACGGAGGCGGGGTCAGCCCAAAAAACTGACAGCCGCCGATGAGTTCTGGCACGAGCTGGTGCTGAACGGAGTCGGCGGCAGGACGATCGAGGAGGCGAAGGAGCGGATGTCCCACGTCGAGGCGATGCAGTGGTCAGCCTATTTGCAGCGGCGCGGGTCGTTGCACATCGGCAGGCGCCTCGAGTGGGGCTTCGCGCTCCTGGCCCAGAGGATCGACAACGCGCTGGGCGGGCACGCGACG